CCACTCAGAGATGATATGGCCCCGCCCATCTACTACTGAGTCGACCGATTTAGATTGTCTTGAGTAACCCCGCAGCTACTGCCGCCTCCAGTTTTTTCAGACATTTTTGCAGGGTCCCATCGCTCACCCCACAGACTGCCGCAATCCGCTCGTAACTGACCGTATCCTCAATGAGACTCTGCTGCTGCAGAACAAGGGCGATTACGCCGGCGGCCAGAGAAGGCGGCATATTTTCCGGGCAGATTTCCTTGTCCTCCACCTCGTTTGCAATCGCCACTGCCTTCTCGCGAATCGTCTGGAACACCCCGCGACTAATAGGGAGTTTACTCAGTGGATTTGAGATGTAGTTAGATGCTCGTGTCGAAGGCATTGCGGCCGGATCAGCGTGTCCGCCTGCAAGAAGCCCGCGCTGATGTGCCATACAGAGAATCTCCTGGAAGTATTTCAGCGACTTGGTAAACTGCGCCGTGCTCAAATGGAACATGTCCGCTATCTCCTTGGGCTTGCGCGGCTGCCCCACCTGCTTCAGGGCTGAATAGATGGACGAGGCCACCACACAGGTACGGGACATGCCTCGCCGGTCACAATGCTCCACGAGTTTCACATACATGTCCTTCGCAATGTCCATCGTACGTATATCAAATCCATTATTCGTAGCCGTCAGGGCAATCTGTTCAAAGACCTGGAGGAGTGAACGTTCTCTATAGGGCAGTTGATTCCATGTATGATACCGCCGAACACGGGCCATGGCAATCCGGGTAGATGAGTTACCACCCTGCGCATGTGATAAGATCATCGTGCCCAGCCCAGATGTTGGGAAGCGCGTATCCATCGGCGCGCCTACACGGCAGGGATCCCCCCCACTACGATCTTCCAGGCCAAAGAACCGGTATTCGGCCCCTGAATCTATTGGCCGCTCCATAATCTCTCCACATGAATCACACACACAGAGATTATCAAATGTCCAGTCTTCGCGCTGAATACCACAACTTTCACACTGCTTAGGAGCTACAGAGACTGCGGGGGGTGGCTCATCCTCCGCGACAAGCGATAGATCCTTAAAACCGAACTCATCCCTTGTAGAACGACCGATTCCAGGAAATATCTTTAACATTTGGTAAGGACTCATTCAGTCAGAAGCCCCATTAAATTTTACCGACAACCGAAAGAAGTCGCCCAGCCGGCAAATGACTGCGCTGAATATCGCGCAGCATTCCCGTGATAATCTGATTGAACTGTGCCGTAGCAGCGTCATTCCGCTCTGAGAAATGCGTATGGACCGATCCGAGCGTGACATCCCCTATAGAGATACCGGCCGTCATTGGTCGCATAGTCACTGACCATCTTTTTAAAAGGGCCTGGGGGGGCTCCTCCCCCTGCCATAAACGCCACCACCCATAGTTCTGCGTGACTGGAAAAAGATGCAGAGAACTATCAAAGGCCGCGGCAACGTCCTCAAGGGCCGCCTGCTCAAAAAAGCGGGATGTCCCACACGCCTTTTCCCACAGAAGTAGGGCATCTTTAGACGAAAACCACATGAATCCTGCATTATACTTGCCATATTTCGCCTCATCTCTCAGACGAATCATATGCGGGCTCAAGCCCACCAGTTTCCCCGAAGGTATCTCAGGAAGGGGGGCTAAAAAGCAAATATCCGCATCGCAAAAAAGTGTATTAGACTCCGTCTCTAGAACCCATTTTAGGAGCCCAACTTTCTCCATAGTGAAATCAAAAAATAGTGTGGAGTATTTTTTACCCGGTAGGGATTCCATGCTCGCGCGGTTCAGCCCCGAATACCTGTTGAGAACTTCCTTCACCACCAGCTTCCCAGGATATTTCAGCGCCGGCAGAGTCTGGGATATGGCTAGATCGCAGAATAAATAGACTGTGGGTGGATTCGCATTGAATATTTCCAGCGATTTCAGTAGCACCTTGAGATCCTCTATAACCACGCCCGTAGCGAGGGTGGCAATAGTGGTTACGTTCATCTTGATTATATTTGTTTGGCGCGTTTAAGCGAAAACGCGGTTCTGTCGTAGACGGAACGCACTGTTCCTTGAGCTATGCTCAAGCGAAAACGCGGTAGGCATACAGAGATGCCACGCCGCCCGCCACCTGGCTTGCAACATACGCACCCAGCTCATTCAGGCTGAGCGCACCCTTCACGTACATGGCCGCAGAGATGGCGGGGTTCACGTGACCGCCAGAGATCTTCCCAATCAGAAGGATAATCACTGCGAGGGTGCCGCCAACCACGTAGGCATTACCACCGGAAGCAAACACGGACAAAACGAGCAGGAAGGTTCCAAGAAACTCGGCAAGAAGTGCAGTAGAGTTAATCATTTCTATAGAGGTTAAAGGTTATATTTTACACCTCTATAGGAGTATGTCACTGAAAAGAATACAAGCAGAGCTTAAAGAACTGCGGAAGGATCCCCCCACAAGTTGCAGTGCCGGGCCGATTGGTGAGGACATGTTCGCATGGGAGGGGTGTATCTTCGGCCCAGAAGAGACACCATTTCACGGAGGTGTCTTCAAACTGTCAATACAATTCCCGGTAGATTATCCTTTTCGCGCACCCCATGTAAAGTTTACCACGAAGATTTATCACCCGAATATAAATAGTGCCGGTCTCATTTGCCTAGATATCTTGAAAGGGCAGTGGTCTCCCGCCTTGACGATATCAAAAGTGCTCCTAAGTATTTGCAGCCTTCTGTCAGATCCGAATCCGGATGATCCATTTATGCCAGATATTGCAAATCTCTACAAATCGGACAGAACTACATATGAAGATAATGCCCGTGCATGGATTATGCAATACGCCATACCCGATATTGGTTAGATAAACTCTACCTTACAGGTAGGAGGGGCGCAATGAAGAAAACATTGGGAGCTACATGGATGTTTATTCTCGGCTGGTTATTTCTCACAGTGCTACTCACGTTTTTCATTCAGGCGCGCGACTTTTACGGAGCGAATCCTATTATGCGTAATAGGCAGGAAGTAATAGAGGCTTTCCAGGTCCCATCAAAAGTCCAGGATTCGGATGATCCGAGTTTGCTGCGACTTAAACCCGGTGATCCAGGCCTGTCTAATCCAAGAGAACCGTATAATCTGTTGAACGGATGGCTGAATCCCCTCGATAAGCCAGTCTACACGAACGCGAAGCAATGCCATGAGTTTGATTTTCAGACTCGTCTAGAACGAACTGGGAACTTCCGACAACTTACTAACAACTATAAACGTGGTGATCCGGATTCTTGCTCCGCGCCTATTCAGGATATGACTCTCGCATTTTATAAGACGGAGCCGATCCCGCAGTCTGAATGTGTGCAACCATATGTTGAATAATAACGCGAACTACGTAGCGTTACCTCTTTTTAGATGCAGTGCAGCTAAAAAAAGAGTTAACGGTAGATAGAATGTTTGTTTTTTTATACATGGCGGCACTCTTTATAGCCTTATCACCTGGTGTCCTTGTGCGGTTTCCCAAAAACTGCTCTAAACTCGTCGTAGCTGCTACACACGGGACGGCATTTGTGGCAATCTTTTGGCTCACTCATAAGTTCGTATGGACGTTGGGTCGTCGTATGGGCTATGAGGGATTTCAGAATGTTACTACTATGCCTCCTCCTGCTAGTGCCGCCCAGGCCGTTGCAACTCAGGCTGCTGCCACTCAGGCCGCTGCCACTCAGGCTGCGACCGCTAATGCCGCCGCTATTAATGCGGCTACACTTCCAGATGCTAAGGCTAAACTTGATATGGCTAATAAAATGGCTAAGGCCGCATCTGGTTCTAGTCCCGAAGGAATGCCTGCCGCCCCTATTCAATCTTCCAGTGGAAGTTCAAATCTTGCAGCCATGAATATAATGATATCAACAGGCTCCGGCGCATCTGGCAACCCCTGCAAAAATGGAAATGACTGCGCGTCTGGGATGTGCATGGCAGCCAAATGCATGTAGTAATGGTAATAACAGTAACTTATTAGTATTATTTTTTTTATTAAGTGCCATGAACCTAATAAAAAAAGTAACGATAGTTCGCGGAGATTTGCTATTCTCCAATAATCAAACACGCCGCTGGCTCCTTTGTCACAATGATCCGCGGACTTTCTGGTACACGGCGTGCCTCTTCAACCTTTGCCCAGAATGCCTCTCGCATCTCTGCCGTCTGTTGAAACCAACCCCGATCCCGCGTGACAGTGACAGCATACATTTTGCTAAGACGCCAAGGGATCTTCTCCACGATTTCCAGGCCCTCCTGTGCTGCATCCGCCTCCGTATAAGCATACCGCATCACACATGTCACTGGATTCTGAAGAAGCCATACAAAGCCTTCCGCCCCCGAAAGATCCGTGGCCGTACCCTGCAGGGAATCAAGCTTCACTTCTACATACTCACACTCATCAATCCCCGTAACCTCCATCTGGACCTGCATCTGGCACCAATACTCGAATGGAATCCCCTCGCCTACCGAACGCGTAATAGGGCACTTGATCTCTAGAAGTCGCCCTACACGCGCGGGATCCGTCGCCGCAAGAATGATTCCATCCGGGCTAGCCGCAATATGTTTATCAGTAGGGTGCAGAATCCGCCCTGCCTCTGCGATTTGGAGCCCCCACTTTGCCTCCAGAATCTGCTTCACCACCGGCTCAAAACGAATACCCCAGTCAAATGGCCCCATCTCGCACGTCATACATGCTAGACGGTTGGACTGCGTAGGACCCGTACTAACCGGCACCTTGCTCTGAACAAGCTGCGCCACGGCCCTCGGACTTCCCAGCAGTTTCGCGAACTCCGATGCCGTCAATACTTGCTTCCCCTGCGCATACCAAGCCGGCGTCCTCTGAGGAACTTGCGGACGCGCCAAAACGGCTTCCGCAATGATCCGTCGCTCATCAGCGCAGCGACCAGCCCAGCCGACCGCAGTCGCCTTCAATACAAACTTCTCCAGTGCTCGGTAGGCAATCATCTGGGCCACGTCAAATCCCTCACGATCCTCTTCAGGTATGACCTGCAGCAACTCTCCTATGGAGTCATCTATATTATCTCTCCACCCAGAAAACTCTATAGGATGTGAGGGGGCAGGGATCTCCATATCACTCCACGATAATACATCTGCAACTGGCTGAAACATTTGATGAGGTAACATAACAGTCGGCTCGTCAAACTTATGGCGCTGCGCCTTCATCCCTATCTATTCTGTAGGCGTATTCTTAGGCTGTTCTGCCTTACGGCGAAATGTCACCGCATTCCTCTTTTCCAATAGCTGGAACAGCACCTCGCCCGTTGCAGAGACATGCATAACAAGCGGCTTAATCTCCTTTATCATCTCCGTCTCCTCATCATACTCTACTGATGTCTTTGAGTTCAGGAGTTTCTTCTTATCATCAAGCGCCTTGGATAGTAGCGCGAGGAGAGACACCTTCTCTGGCTCTTTTAATCCACGCTTTTCTGCAAGATCATCCGTGAAAGCGCGAAGGCGGTTCAGGCGCAGCCCACGCTCTAGACGATGCCAGGGGCGCTTGAATGCCGTATCAGCT